CTCGGGATCGACGGTCCGGTAACACTGACAGGCGGCGGGACATTGGCCTTCGACGGTGGATCGGCGGTTGGGGGTCAGACCCTTACCTATCACGATTTTTTGCTACACCTGAACAGCGGCCCCGACGCGCTCGACAATATTGACAACACCATCACCGGCAACGGCTCGATCGGCGTAGCCCTGACCAACGAGACAGGGGGCCTCATCGAGGCAAATTCCGGCCAGCAGCTTTCGATCGGCCCCCTTGTCAACAACGGACTGGTCGAAGCGCATGATGGAGGGCGGCTGATAGCCGTGGATGTTATTGGCAGCGGAACGATATCTATTGGCTCCGCGAGTACGGTCGAGGTGAAGGGAACGATCGGTGCCGGCGAAACCATTGCCTTTTCTGGCACCAGCGCTCTCCTACAGCTTGACGATCCAGGCGACATGTCCGGAACGGCGACGACGCTCGCCCAGGATGATACCATCGACCTACGCGGCATAGATCCAGGCTCAGTCAGTTACGCCGGTGGGGTGCTAAGCTTCACAGCAGCTTTGGGCAAAAACGCATCCTTTCGACTTGCCCTCGCGGACCCGGCGGATACGATACAAATTGGCAGTGACAACAGCGGAGGCGCGGACATAACCACGCTGTGCTTCTGCGTCGGCACCTTAATTCTCACTCCAAATGGTGAGGTACCGGTCGAGTGCCTAGCGGTGGGTGATCTGGCGGTAACCCACAGCGGCGAGGCGCGCCCGATCGTCTGGATTGGTGTTGGACGGGTTTTGGCCACTCGTGGACGGCGTACCGCAGCGACACCCGTGATCGTGCGCAAGGGCGCCATAGCAGACAATGTCCCACACGGCGACCTTCGGGTCACCAAAGGACACTCGCTCTTCGTGGACGATTCACTCATCCCGGTTGAGTTCCTGGTTAATCACCGGTCGATCATCTGGGACGACCGCGCACAGGAAGTGGAACTCTATCATATCGAGTTGGCACAACATGACATTATGATTGCCAACGGTGCGCCGGCGGAAAGCTATCGCGACGATGGCAACCGCTGGCTGTTTCGAAATGCCAATTCCGGTTGGGATCAACCTCCCAAATCACCGTTCGCACCAGTTCTGACCGGCGGACCAATCGTGGATGTCGTCTGGCGGCGACTTCTGGACCGCGCCGGTCCGCGCCCGGGCGTGCCGATGACGGACGATTCAGACTTGCACCTGCTGGTGGACGGGCGGCGGGTGGATGCGGTGTCGCGCGGCGGTGTATTGCATATCTTTCGCCTCGCAGCCCAGCCACTAACTGTGCGTATCGTCTCGCGCACCGGCGTGCCACAGGAATTGGGACTGGCGCGCGATCCACGCTGTCTCGGCGTGGCGCTGTTGCAGATCATGGTGACCCAAGGGGTGCGGATCCGAACCATCGAGGCCGGGGACGCATTGCTGGCGGAAGGCTTCCACGGGTTCGAGGCAGACAATGGAATTCGTTGGACGGACGGCGATGCGGCCATGCCCGAAATTCTATTTGATGGGTTCGGCGGCCCCCTGGAGATCGTGCTGCACGTCAGCGGCAGCACCACTTATGTGGATCAAGGTTCCATAGAACGGGTTGCATAAGATAGCGAGCACACAGTTATCGTCGCTTAGTTTATGTTATATGTAATAATAACTACTCATACGACAAAGACACGAGTAACATAGTTAGTAAATTTTAATCTCTCTCGGGACATATTCCCCGCAGCTTGCTGCGTGCTTCTGATCTGATGCCTTTCTACCACCAATACCCCGCAGCTTGCTGCGGGGATTTTTATTTCTTATCCTATACTCTATTTGCGTGGACCGCAAATATTGCACACGCGAAGCAGGGGGCGGCCTCGATCAGCGCGAAGTCAGCCAGCTGCTCGGCACTCATCAGGTTTAGCAGGAGCAGGCGGCCGACAGCGATCCAACAGAATCGCTGACACGGACAGCAACGATAGCATCAGAAGTGGCCGCGAACTGATTCTATCAGCTCGCAGTAAGGAACGACATGGCTACCAGTCCAACCACCGATTCCGACGACGTATCGATTCAAGTCGGCTCCGACCGCTTTCAAGGCTGGCAAACCGTCAGCATCAGCAAGTCCTGCGAATCGATGCCGAACACCTGGTCGGTCACCGCCAGCACCGAGTTCCTCCAAGGCCCCGCCCTCGCCGGAACTCGGCCGGGGCAGTCGTGCCTGATCTACATCGGGTCCGATCTGGTCATCACAGGCTGGATCGATCGGCGTTCCATCCCGATCGACGCACACAACCACCAGGTCACCATCAGTGGCCGAGGGATCACCCGCAACCTGGTGGATTGCTCCGCAGACCTGGTCAACGACCCCAGCCTGCGCGGCGGCATGATCAATGGCGCCAACACGCTCGGCGTGGCGCAGAGGCTGTGCAAGGCGTACGGGATCACGGCGCGATCGGCGGTCGCCGACCTCGGGGTGCCGATCCCGTCCTTCCAGGTCCCACTCGGCGAAACCCCATACCAGATCATCGAGTCCGTCGCCCGCTACGCCGGATACCTGGTCTATGAGGACGCAACCGGCGCCCTCGTCCTGGACCGCGTCGGCACGCAATCGCACGCCTCCGGCTTCACCCTCCCCGGCAACATCGAGGCGATCAACGCGGAACGATCCGTCGATCAGCGGTTCTCGGACTACCTCGTCGTCTGGTTCGGCGTCGATCAGCTTGCCGACCTCGGCAGCCTCGCCAATCGCCGAGCGAACGTGTCGGACCCCACGCTCGGCGATTATCGCCTGCGCATCATTGTCTCCGAACAGATCGCGCCGTCGCCGGACGCCGCACAACAGTCCATCAACAACGACCTCGTCGCCAACCAACGCGCCAACTGGGAGTTCGCCCGCCGGCTAGGCCGCAGCCAGGCCGCATCGATCACCTGCGACTCCTGGCGCGACAGCAACGGCAGGCTGTGGACCCCGAACTGGCTAGCACCGATCGAGGCACCGAAAGCCGACATTACTGGTACGAACTGGATCATCGGTTCGGTCACCTATCGCAAGGATATGTCCGGCACCCATGCCGACCTGGTGCTGATGCCCCCCGACGCATTCAACCCAGAGCCCAACCCGCTGAACCTATTCGACAACGAAATCCTGAATTCGCCACGGACCGCACAGTCCCCAGCGCCACCATCCACCTCCGGAACCCACACCTGATGTCATCGATGCTCGAAGCAAGGGTCGCCATGCTGGAGCGACAGCTCGCAGCAATGATGCAGCGTCGAGGCACGCCGTTCGCCCTGGCCAGATCCACCTTGGCGGTCAACGACACCGGCCCGGTGCAGACCGTCCAACTCCAGCTCGACGCGCTATCGGTGCGCGACAACGTGCCGATGCTGTATGGCTATGGCGTCACCGGCTCGCCGCCGATCTCGGCAGACTTCCATGTCGCGTTTCTCGACAACGACCGGTCCAAGGCGGTGGCAATCGCCAACGGCCACCAGACCTACCGCCTGCGCGGCCTGGGGACGGGCGATGCGGCGCTTTACGACAACCGCGGCGCCTATGTCTGGCTGACCTCGGCCGGCCCGGCGGTGAACTGCGGCGGGCGTCCGATGACGATCTCGGGCGACCTGCACGTCACCGGCGCCGTCATCGCCGGGTACGGAAGCACCGACCAGGTCGGGGTTCAGACGCACAAACACGCCACGAACGACGTCGCGCCAACGGCGGGCACTTAAAGATGGGCGACATCCGCATCGTCTGGGACCCGACCACGGGAACCGGCGACTTCAACATGCTCGGTGCCGGCCTGGAGTTGGGCCACGACCTGGAGACGGCCTCCCTGATCAGCATGTTCACGGACGCCCACGCCGACCCGGGCGACATCGTGTTCGACAATGACCCGCGTGGCTGGTGGGCGGACACCTATGCGGCGCTGGAAGATCCGGCGCTGACGCCGATACCGGACGACCGGATCGGCTCGAAAATCTACCAGGTGTTTGGCCGGCCGCGCACGCAGGATACGCTCAACTGGCTGCGTGATGAGGTGATCCGCTGCCACGGCTGGATGCTGATCGATGGCGTCGCGTCGGCGATCGACGCGCAGACCTTCTTCACCAGCTCAGGCGGCATCGGCGCGATCGTCACCATCACGGCGAACGGCGTGCCGACCATCTTCGATTACGCCTGGTCGCAGGAATCCTGACCCATGCCCTTCCCCCGACCGACGCTGACCGCGCTTCGCACGCAGGCGATGCAGGATATCACCGCGTCGGATCTGCCGAACGCCGACGGTTTCCTGCGCCGAGCGGTGCTGCGCGTGCTGGCCTGGGTGCAGGCCGGCCTTGCCTATCTGCATTACGGGTATCTCGATTGGATTTCGCTGCAATCCACCCCGTTCACTGCGACCGGTGAATACCTGGAGGGCTGGGCCGCGCTGGCGCCAACGCCAGTGTTGCGCGAGGCGCCAACCTTCGCCTCGGGTCCGGCGTCCTGGACCGGCGAGGCTGACTCCAACCTGCCGTCCGGCACGTTATGCACAAGAAGCGATGGCACCCAGTATGCCACTACGGCCGACGCGACGGTCGGCGGAGGCGGCACCGTCGTTGCGACAGTGGTTGCCCTCGTTGCCGGATCGAACGGCAACACCGACGCCGGCACGCCCCTGACCCTCGGCACCGTCATCGGCGGCATCGCTTCAACCGGCGTGGCGACCGGCCCAATCACCGGCGGCGCGGACCTGGAGGCCGACGGCCCGATGCAAACCCGCATGCTGGAGAGCTACGCCGCCCCGCCGCACGGCGGCAACCAGGCCGACTATGCGACCTGGGCGCTGGCGGTAACCGGCGTCACCCGAGCCTGGTGCGCGCCGCAGGGCGCTGGGCCTGGGACGGGTGTCGGTCTACTTCATGATGGACGTGGCCGAGGCGGCGTATGGCGGATTCCCACAGGGCTCGAACGGCGTTGCGACTCTGGAAACCCGCGACATCGCGGCGACAGGCGATCAGCTCGCCGTGGCGAACACCATCTATCCGCTGCGTTCGGTCACCCCGATCGTCTATGCCGTCGCACCGCGAGCCGCCACGCAGGCGTTCACCATCGCCGGCCTTTCCGGAATTTCGACGGCGCAGCAGGCGTTGGTCTCCGCCGCGCTGGTCACCCTGTTCCTGCAAAAAGACACACCGCTCGGAACCACGTCGATTGAGCAAAGCGACTGCGCCGCGGCCATCAGCGCGATCGGCGGGTTGCCACCGTTCGCGATCACGACGCCATCGTCGTGGCCGATCACGTCGAGCGTCGGATATCTCTTCACCCTCGGAACGGTCACCTATCCCTGATGGCGACCCCGCCCGCATTCGGCGACCAGGACTATCAGCAGGCCATGCTGCGACTGCTGCCGCAGGGCCGCGTCTGGCGCCGCGATCTCTCGTCCACCCTGTCCGCAACCCTTCTCGCACTGGCGCCAACCTACACGCGCAGCACGGAAGCCGCCGCACAGGTGTTGCTCGATGCCAGCCCCACAACGACCGAGAACCTGCTCGCGGAGTGGGAAGCATCGCTCGGGCTACCCGACCCATGCACCGCATTGAACCCGTCGATCGAGCAGCGCCAAGCCGCGGTCCGAGCAAAGTGGGGCGCGCGCGGCGCGTTGACGATCGGCTACTTCACCGCCCTGGCGGCGGCGCTCGGCTTCACCGTCACGATCACCGAGTTCCGCCCGTTCTGTGCCGACATGGCGTGCGAACTGCCGGATTACGACGCGGCGTGGGCCTTCGCGTGGCAAGTCAACGCGCCGCAGATCACGACTTTTTACTTCGCCGCCGATGACTCCAGCGCGGACGACCCGCTGGCAACCTACGACGCCGGTGAGCTGGTCTGCCGCATCACGCGTGACGCGCCAGCCGAAACGACGGTGTTTTTCGTCTTCTCCTGATCAGGACATTTCATGCAACGTATTTACGACCCGACGGCGGCGGCAACGCTGCCGGCGCCGCCATCGCTGACCGGAACGGTTGGCTATTTCACCGGCGGCGTGCCCGGCATCTCGGCGGCGACCCGTGTGCGCTACTGGTTCCTCAACATGGTCCAAGAGGAGCTGATGGCGCTGCTGGCGCTGGCCGGCATCACACCGGACACGACCGCGACCGTGTTCACGCAGGTTGGGGCCTCGATCCAGGCACTGATCGCGGGCATCCCGCACGGCGTGCAAACGTTCGCCGCTTCGGGGAGTTTCACCGTGCCGGCCGGGGTAACCGCGGTCGAAGTGGAGCTGTGGGCCGGCGGATCGGGATCATGGGCGTCCGTCAGCGGGATAACGGGCGGCGGCGGGTCCGGGGGCGGTTACGCGCGCAAGCGGATCAGCGGCCTGACAGCGGGAGGCGTGGCGACGATCGCCATCGGCGCCGGAGGCTCCGCCGGTGCCCCGGGTGTGGCGCCCGGGGCCGGTGGCGCGAGCTCGGTTACCATCGGGGGGACGATTATGCTGTCCGCCACTGGCGGCGTGGTCAATCCGCTGGGGTCTGTCTCGGCACCGAGCCTGGGCAACATCGCGGGCGCAGGGTCTGGCGGCGATATCAACCTGTATGGCGGCGACGGCGGGGCAGGGGTGGCCAACCAGGGCACCGTCGTCTTCAACCTGGGCGGCTACGGCGGAGATGGGCCGCTGTCCGGCGGCATCGTCAACTCCGGCACCACGGGCAACGCTGGCCGCTTCCCGGGGGGGCGGTGCCTCCGGCGCCGGGACCGGGGCGGCCGGGACGACGGCCTATGCAGGGGCGGCGGGCGCTGGCGGGTTGTGCATTCTGAGGTGGTAGGGTGGATGGCGTCAGTCAGGGTGGAAGCTTTGGCTGGCAGCGTTTCGGGATAGCACTCACCGCATCCCAT